ATAAAGTTGCGCCCGTAATCTTATCTTGAATAGTCATCACAAAAGTGAAGCCGGTGAAATCCGCACCAGCGTCAGTGTCATCAAAGCTCATTACATAGTCATCACCGACGGGAACGGCAAAGCAGTCATTCATATTAAAAGTGTTGCAACTCATGGCTCAGACCTATTCTATTTTATTTTATATTATAATAGCGGCTTTATATAGTATTTTCAATGTAAGTAAAAACCCCTTAATTAAAAGGGGCGCGCTATTCCTTGTCGGGGGAAATTACTTTTTCTTTTTCTTGGCTTTAGTTTCTTTGACCGGATCAACTACGGCAGTCTTTTCGACCGGGTTAACAGGCTTCTTTTTCTTGGCTAGTTCGCATCTGCCATTAGAAATCCATGCATTAGCAATACCTTCAGGCAATTCAACAATATCGCCTTTATTGACACATACACAAGTGATTTTATCTGGCGAGTACTTCGAGTCTTTTAGGATCTTATACATTTTTATATCCTTAATTTATACAAAAAAGGCCCGCTGAATTAACAACGGGCCTAATTAATCACAATAACTTAGCTACCTAAGTTCTCAGCAAGAACCGCATCAGCCGACAATGTGCCAGAACCTGAGACGATAGTCAAACGCTGATAGCGCTTAAGGTTAAAACCTGCAATCTGAGTCTTACCAGTTGCAGCGATGACGATATTATTAGCGCCGCCAATCATTCTAGTTGCTGGTACATCAGTATAGCCTGAGCCAGCAGAGTCAGACTCTTCAAGTTTTAGCGTAATATCAGAAGTAAACGCATCACAGGAAACAATATGCTTCTGTGCGTAAGTTCTGATACCATCAACCGCTGTACCACTACCTGAGGTAGTTCCTGCCGGTAGTGATTCAACTACTTTTGTTCCAAAGATTAAATCCTTTCTCATGATAATCTCCTATGCTTGAGTTTTGAGGATTTTAAGAGCTTCGCCCTTAGATACACCACCACCAACACGCTTCTTAACTTTGTAAGATACGTTAGGGTAAACAGTTAGATTGTCACGAAGTACAGTCATACCCATACGGTCAACAATCTTATATGCTTTACTGAAGTTACCAAAAACAACACCCTCAGCGCCAGCGGCATTGATATCAGAAGCAAGCTCCGGCGCTTGGCTAATTGGAAAACCAGCTAGAGTAGCAGGAACGCCAACGATATTGGAAGGCTGCCACAAGTATTGGCCGTCAAGATCTTTTAGCTTTCTAAGATCAGTAATACCAAGACGATGAGCCTTGAACTGTGCGCCCTGCTCATAAGGAAGTTTAAGAGCTCCAATAAGGTTATAAACATCATCAAGAGTTACAGACTGTGAAGCCTCACTAGTAATGCGCTGAATACCATCAAATGAATCAGTCGCATCTGGAGCATTCAAGATACCAGACATTTCGCCAGTACCATTGCCATTCCAGAAAGATAGACCTTCTTGGATTGCATAGTCTTCAGCAATGCTAGTTAAAATCTCGCCGACTATATCAAAGGCAGAATCATTAATTAAATCATCTGTAAACGTTGCGATAGCGTGTAGATTTTCAACAGCAATAGTCAGCTCTGAGAAGTTGTTATTCTTAGTCTGATTAACGAAGTTGACCATATCTTTTTCCCAAAGAGCACCATTGGTTTGGTTCATCTTGATCTGTTTCCACATGTCAGTAGAAATAGATACAGTTGAAGCCATATCCCGAATTGGCGAGAACTGACGAACAAGCTTGTCAATCATTGAGTCAAGGAATGGAATAACAGTAACACCGCCAAGAGCATCATCGCCGCTATTGTAATCTTTGCGCTCAGTGAATGACTTAAATTTCTCAGTCTCAAAGTGCTGTTTCTCATTACGAGCAATAGATCGAAGGCCATTAGCGAACTCACTAAATTCTTTGCGCTTCTGTGTATCCTGGTCAAGTCCACTCATTGCCTGAGTTTTAGCCTTAGCAGCTTCCATAGACTTGATCATTTTTTCCATTGCTTCATCATTGAGAGTCATTTTCTCTTCAATTTTATCCTGACGCTCTTTAACTTCGGCAATCTGGCCCGGTGTCTTTGCGTTTTCAAGATCAGTAACAGATTTTTTAAGCTGCTCGTTATCAGACTTGATGCCCTCTAACAATTGCTTAGCGTTTTCTAGTTCGCTCATTTTAAATACCTTTCATTAGTTTAATAAATTCGGCCTCATCAGCCTGTTTCTTTGCTTCAAGATCTTCTACAGCTTCCCGCTCTTTTAGACCTTTATAGCCGCAACTCATAAGAGCCTTGGCTTCTTTTCGTGAAAGGTCAGCACCATCCCGGAGCCGCTTTTCAAATTCTCTTTCCGTCATTTCCTGTACTGACTTAACGCCAACTAGCTGCGCTTCAGGATTAGCGGGGAATGTAACCGGACTAACTTCAATTAAATCAATTTCTTTTAAAAGTGTATTGCCGTTGCTATCAAAAGCCTTACTCACTACTCGATAACCAATTGAAAACTGAGTTATCTCACCTTGTTTCATGAGAAAATGAGTTTCATCAGCCTTTTGGATGTTGCCAAGATAGAAACTACCTTTAATGACTAGGCCTTTTTCATCTTCGTAGATGTCAGTGAATTTACCGATGATATCATTTGAATCATGTTGGAGAAACATTTTTACACCGGAAGCGCCTTTCCTGGCAATTGATTTAAGAAAAGCGCCTTTCTGTACAATATCGCCGACTAAATCGACATTACCAAATGTGGAACCATAGCCGACAAAAGAACCGTCTTCATTAGCTTTGATCTCAAAATTAAGGTTCTTCTTTAACATATTATGACTCTCTATATAAGTTTTACTTATGTTACTATTAGTTTATATCAATAAAATCAATAGTCAAATAGTTACAATTATGTAAAGTCTTACTTCACCTTTACGTAGCGAGCGTAGCATCTACAGTAGACAACTTCACCAACGGGAAGAGTTGAAGCTAAAGGATGCAAGCCAAAACCAGAACCTACTTGGAAGAGTTCGTTTATTCCTATTGGACGTCTCCTGTATCGGCTATCTGCTCTTGCATGGGTGTCTCTGACTCTTAAGTCGCGCTTTGAACGCCACTCCTTTTTTATGGTGAATATCTGTTCGCGCTGTATCTCTTCTGCTGCCTCTGATTGCCCCTTACCAATTCCTTTCCCGCTCTCAGTCGTACCAATAGTCTTGGATCTGCTGCGGTTTCGATTATTTAATTCATCGAGTACATCTTCAATAGGGAATTCCGCACCGGCTTCAGTGCTTGCGGCCTGATCAGCAATAAGGTCATCCATTATGCTTGATGTCGTGTTAGTAATTTGAGTCGCGGCAACCTGTGATTCTGCCTGAGCCCAAACTAAGAGCGCAAGCAATGCGGCCTCTTCAGAGAAATCATCGGTTTCTAATTGTTCAGCGGTTAGCTTTATTCCATCCGGGCCGGATCTCATATAAGAATTTTGCAGAATCTCTTTAAGTTCTGGCTGTGCTTTTTGAATCTCAGCTCTAGCGCCAGGAATACCCGTATCTTTGAATGATTCCTTCATAGCTAGGAATAAAGCAGTAAAGAACGCGATAATTTCCCGTTCGAGTCTTCGTTCGTTCCTGACTAAAGCGGCTTCGTGCCTACGCTCATCCTGTCGCGCGCTCGGCATTACGATTCAATGTTACTATTTTGATTACTGCTAAAATCGCCGTAATATAAGTCATTGCCACCCTTTTTAGGATCATGCCCTAGCATCCCACGTGCTTCATTTTGATCTATGACGTTCTTTTCCCATTGCTTAAGAATACTATCGTTTTTCTCAGCAAACCTTGGCGCCATTGCTTCAACCTGAGAAACATCTGGCTTAATTTTGAAATTGACATCGTATTTACGCGATAAGAATTTAGCTATATTCCCATAGAAGTGCTCAGTTTTTGGAATTGCTGAGTTTTCGTATAGTGAAAGCTTAGCCTCTGATTGATTACTGAATGTAGCGCCAACAAAGCCGAGTAGATAAGGTGGAAAATCTAAAGCGTTACATATATCCGTTGCGCGCTGCACTATTCCGGCGATAAAATCCATTTCCTGAGAAGTGACGGCCATTTTATCAAACCTACCCGGTGCGTTAGCTACAAGTATCTTCCCTCTATTTGCGCCAGTAGTTTTCTCGTGCATTTTCTTCTCTAGTTGCTGCACTTGCTCCGGACTTAAAGAGCTGCCATCAGCACCGCCGAAACTAAAGACACCGGATATTTTGCCGCTGTTCTGCATTACTCCATTATTCCACTCAAGAGCCGCATTGTGACCATCGATAGAAAGACCCGCGGAGGATAGACGCGATAGGCCGTTAACCTCTGATAATGGGTTATATGTCTTATATAAAACTAAATTAAACCTACCCTCTAATCCCTGCTCATTTTCTATTGTATCACCTTCGATAACTGAAAACTCACGATTGAATGTATATCTTTTAGAGCCTGAATTGTATTCATATTGGTGTACTACTTCGCTCTGCGATTGAACTTTAGAAACCTTATCCTTTCTTAGATATTCAAACCCTCCAACTCTGCCGGCCGAATCTTCTGAGGGATATATATAGCCCTCTCCAGAAATCATAATACCAGACATGACTGATTCTAAAAGTAATTGCTGATCATAATTCGCGCTTGGATCTTCAATAGCTCGAATAAATGACTTAATTAATGGATTTGCAACAGTTGAATCAATCTCTTTATCATCAAGGAAGTATTTCAAAGGAATAGAGTTCATGGCCTCCGTAGTTTTACGAATACAAGTATTGACAATAACATTTTCGATATAGCCAGATTTAGCCAAGCCGCCGTAGTCTTTAGTTAATCGTAGTATATGAGAGAAAATCTCAAGGGTGGTGATCTTGGCCGAGCTATTGAACGTCTCGGATTTAGTGAAGAGGTTTTTGATTTTTCCTAGTCCGAGCATGTAAGTCGCCTTTATTGATTTTACTTATACTAATAGCAGCTTATATAAGTTTAGTCAATAATCAATACTTGGCACGTAATCTAACAAATAAAGATTTCATTCTTTGGTTTGAAGTGAGTACATAGCCAGACAAGCGCGTCTAGCCTGTTAGGTGATGCCATGCCTTCACCATCAACCCATGAGGTCATCTCTAATTCTAGCTCCGGCAAATGTCCGACGTGATGAACTTCGCCGTTTTCATACATTGCCTGTACTGGTTGAGCTCTTAACTTCTTGCCCTTGGTAGCTGTGACGGTCTTGCATCTTACATACTTATCAACAGTCTTAATCAGAGTCGGTATGAAATCGCCACCATTATTTTTCTCGATGATTACCTGGTTGCAGTCATGTTCATGGTATAAATCAACGATCTTGGTCGCTATCTCTAGCCTGGTTCCTCTCTGCGTCTTATCACGTAATACATAGATATGACCTTTTGAGCACTTCGCGCCAATAATTATACCATCCTCATCCGGATCATGGCCAGTATTTTTAGTCCTATCCTTCTCTTGCTTCTCTGAGTCAGTAACAGCTGGGTCATATGAGACTACTATCTCGCGTATATCAACAGACTTAAATTCATCATGAGTTATTCTATAAGGGGATATATCGCAATCTTTCCACAAAGCGCCGTCTGTGTCTTTAGTCCAATGACCTAAGAATATATGATTGTATTTCTTGAGGTCTCTTTCTTTGGCTCTATTGGCATTTCGAATAAATGAGGTGTCAAGGTTTTCATAGTTATCCAGGTAACTTGTGCGGATGTATAAAGTATCGTCCCGCTTTTCCTCTATAAACTCCTTATAAAGAAAGTGATTTATATGAGTTGGATTCAATACAATAATAACTAGATTCTTATGCTCTTTGGTTCTAATAGATAAATCAACCTTTTCAAATAGCGGTTGATCCGTCACTTCTTCGAATTCCTCGACAATAAGGACATTTTTGCCTGAGATAGACTTCAAGGCACTATTAGCGGTTTTAGAGGAAGGCTTTAAGCCACGATAAGAAATAGATGTGCCTGCGGCGATGTTATTTACTTCTGTAGCTGTAAATTGAAAATCCCCTTCATTGCCTAATGTATCGCACATATTACGAAACTCGGGAATGATTGATAAATGGGCGGAGGTCATAGTAAAACGCGTAAACAGGAAGCCCCAACCCTTTTTATAAGATGCCGCATTAGTCCACGAAGATAACGCGAACGATTTGCCGGAAGCTCTCCCGCCTTCCATGATCACATAACGGATATTCTTATGCTTTTCCTTGAGCTTTGGATCATCAGAAAGCAGCTCAAAGAACTCAGTATATTTATCGGAAAATGTCAATCTTCTTTCTTTGTAGTATTAGCGAAGTCAATAATCGGCGCACCTGTTACAGTAAGATCTTGCTTTATCTCTTGCTTATCTGACCATCCCATATTCTTAAGACCAAATATAGCGCCTGTGGCAGACTTACCAAATAGGTTCTCTTCATAAGAATTCTCTACTCTAAGCCGTGCTATTTTTATGGTGTAAGAGAATACATCTCTACCTTCGTAGTCATAAAGTGACTGTCTTGAACAAAATCCAAGAGCTAACGCTAGGCCCGTCATCGTTGCGGGCCTATGCATAACTTGTTGAGTATCAGAGTCTTTATATTCTAAACTAGAAAAGTATTTTGATATACCTTCTTCGAGATCTTCGACTGTCTCAAATTTACCTTTGCCTGACATTCTTTCCCCCTATAAAATTCATTACAATAATGTAATTAATCTACTTCAATTGACTCAGATTTCAATAACTTAGTATTTCACTATCAATCTATACACGTAAATACGACCATTGCATTCTGTCGGTGTCGCACCGTATGAATCGATTATATACATCCTTTTACCTTTCTGACAATCCATCTGAACCCTAAATACCGCCTCTACCCTCTCACCATCAACAAGCACGCCTTCTTCATTTATTGAAAATGTCTTAGCCTTTACGGTTTTACTCTCGTCAACTTCACCATAGAAAGTCATTGACTCGCCTTCTAAAATTCTGAGCCTTTCTTCTATCCGGCTTAATTGTTCTTTAAAGTAATTCACTCTCCTAGCTCCCTCTTTAATGCTTTAAGCAGTTTCCGTTTTCTTTCTATCTCCTTAGTTTCCATCCTCTCAATTCTCTCAACTCTGTACTGTGCTTCCTCTTTATTCTCTAATCTTTTTATCTCAATATTTGCTCTAGTATCAGGTTCACCATAATAAACGCTTATATCTAAATTAAATACAGCATCCTTGGGCCACTTCTTGAAAAATTCAATCAACTCAGCGATTGTCTTACCATCTAAATCACTCTCTATGTGGTCAAATTTTTTTATTGTCTCTTTAATTATAATTGGTTTATTATTCATCCTTCCCCCACTTTCCTAAGTATTTTTTATCTATTGTCACTGTGATATATTCTGGTTGTAATGGCTCGAATAACATTCCTTGATGTTTAAGTTTTTCTATTCTCTGCCTTTCTTGATACTTTGGACCTTGATTCATAGTATCAAAAAAGTCACTTAGATTTTGCTCGGATTCTTTTAATGTCGATCCCAAACTCACCCCTTACCTCCCATAATTTCAACTACCATTATCACGAACGCCACCGATAGAACACTACCGGCAACGACTAAGGCTAATACATCAAGAGTACCCATTACCAATCCTTAAGCGTTTTAACTAGATTATCCATATTTTTAGCTTCCTTAACCTGGATAACTGTATTGCCTTGAGCATCTGATAGAGTGCTTACTACCTCTAATGCAACGTTATTAATTAAGAGATTTCCTGTAGGTCGTACTCTTCCATAGATTATAGCGAATGGAGTCGAAGCATTATCATGGCCTACAATTAAAGTCTTT